CATAGCTGAACAGCGACCCGCTCGCCTCGTCCGTCCCGCGCATCACCACCCCCGCCGTTATCATGCCGAGGGTGAATCATGTTCTCAAACCACTGTCGAGGATGGACTATTTCAGCAGCCTGATAGAGCTTTTCGCCCAGTTGACGTACCAGTTCACGCTCGGGCCAGGTGAGGCGGGGATCGTCCGCCGAAATCGCCAGTAGACCCTGTTCCTGCCACCCATCCCGCTTGACCTGCTCGGGATCCCGTCGCTGGCCGCCATATCCCCTCGGATGCCACCTCATGCGACACCCCCGTTCGCCTCGATCGCCCAGTGCAGGATGGCGATAGCATCAGCCTCGTTGTCATCGGCCGGGCTGAACCCCCGCGCCCGGGCCGCAGCGATCATTGCCGCCTTGTCGGCGTTGCCCTTGCCGGTGGCGTGGCGCTTGATGGTGCCGACCGGGACACCCTCGTAGGGCACGCCGCGCAGTTCTGCCCATGCGGTCAGCGTGGCCATCAGCCCGCCATAGACATGGGCGGCGTCGGTTGCCGCGTGGCGGCGTACCTCTTCGAACCAGATGGATACGATGGGCCCGGACAGACGGTCCAGCTCTGCGAGCCAGTTGGTGAACCGCAGATAGCGCATGCCACCGCCGTCGAAGCGGCCGGGGCGAAAGGACGTCGTGCCACTGGTGATCAGGCCGTCATGAGCGCGGATAGCCCATCCGGTCAATGTGCCGAGATCGAGGGCGAGGATGCAGGGTACAGCAAGGCGCCCCCGTTCAAGGCGCTGGTCCGGCACTTCGGAGTTCAGGGTCATGATGAAGGCTCACCTAGATCGTGGGCCTTCGGCTTTGGTCATGAGCAGGGAATCACGTTGCAGGCACTCGATCAAGGAAAATGCGTCCGACCGCCTCAATGTCCCACCTGGTCGTCGGGTGTCCCACTTGCCGACAAAAGTGGGACGCCAGATTTTCCTTTCAAAACAAGGCGTGTCCCACCTGTCCCACTTGTCTCACCTTTTCCCCTACGTCGCATGAGGAAGAATGAGGTCGGCCGGTACATGTACGCTCCATACAAGAAAGAGAGAAGTTGGCGGTCCAAGTGGGACAGGTGGGACAGGGTTGATTTCAAATGGCTTTTTCTGTCCCACCTTGGGCTTGAAGTGGGACACGCCGCGAAGTGGGACAGCGGCCAAACGATAAGGGGCACCCGGATGGATGCCCCTCGATGCCTGACACGGCCATTCCTACGTTAGCTGCCGCTCTGCGCTCTGCGGTAGCGCCATTCGCGGGTCGCGCCCGCGCCGCTGCGGTATCGCTCCCAATCCCGCGACTTCAGCCAGGCCCCCACACGCATCTGGTCGCCCTTCGTCCATTTCGCAGGTTCGATGCCGAGCGCACCTTCGAGGATCTCGCCCACAGACACATCGCAGATCGGCTCAGGACGTTCGAACTCTTCATTCTGCCAATCCTCATAGCCCGCATGGCCGCGATTGACGCTGCGGGTGTCGTGGGTCAGCCACCGATCGATACGGGCGTCCCAGGCATCCGCCTGGTAGCGTGCCTCCTGCGCGACGGCGGCCTCGGCAAGGATCGCCGGATCGTCGATCCACCAGATCGCGCCTTCGCGGAAGCGATGGACGGCTTCAGCCCAGAGCTGATCCCGGTCGCGGGCCAGCGCCGCGATGTCGATGGTGCCACAGCGCAGCGGCCAGAAGCGGCGGTTGCCGGTTTCGTCGCGTAGATAGGTGTCGGGGTTCACGGTGCCTGCAAATGCGCATTGGCGCGGCACCTCGACCGTGTAGCGACCGTAGGGAGGACGGAAGCGGTCGGTGGTGCGGGTGAGGAATGCCTTGATGCGCGAGACCTCGGCCCGGCCAATGGCGTCGAGTTCGGCGATCTCCACGATCCAGACGCCCTGCATGTGGATGGCGGCATCCTTGGACCCAAGCTCGGGCAGTTCGTCGGTGAACCATGCTTCGCCCGCCAGAACTTTGATGGCTGTCGACTTGCGCGCGCCTTGCGGGCCTTCGAGGATCAGCATGTGATCGGCCTTCACGCCGGGGCGGAAAATGCGCGCAACGGCCGAGATGAGCCAGAGCGCGCCGACGGTATGATGGAACGTGGTCGGGGCAGCGCCGAGATAGGTGCTGGTCCAGGTCTCGATCCGGGGCGTGCCGTCCCAGCGGAGATGTTCCAGCCAGTCGCGGACGGGATGGATGCGGTGTTCGCGCGCGACAGCGCCGACGGCGCGACCGACGACAAGAGGCGCGACATTGACCCCGCGCAGCTGCAGCCATTCCGCGGTCCGGACATCGTCTGCGTCCTCCCAGGGGCGGGGAAACGGGCCGGTCGCAGTATCCCACGGCAACGGTTGGCGCACGACGATCTCCTGGGAGAAGTCGTCGAAGGCGAGCACGCCCGCGAAGGCGATGTCGGACGTGAGTGCGATGATGACATTGGCCTCGTTCCGCTCGGGCGTCCCGATCAGATCCTGTCGCAGGCGGTTGAACCAGGCCGGTTTGGCGATCCGCGCATGTGGATCGCCGGAGACGTTCACGCGCTTCACCAGTTCGATCAGCGGCTTGTCGAGGATCGACATGGCGATGCCGGTCGTGGTCTTGATGCGGGCAAGGATCTGGCGCGCGGGCAGCAGGTCCAGCCGCGCGAGGGCAATGCGGCCCAGAAGTTCGCCAAGGGCGGAGATATCGGGCGGGTTGGTCAATGCATCGGCGGCCGCCACCAGGTCAGCGATGATGTCGCCAGCAGATGGCAAGCGATCCATCGCGGCGGGCGGGTCTTCGGTCGGCAGCCCCTGGCGCGGGCCGTAGTCCTCGGCGTGCGCCCCGCGCAGCAGATCATCGTTGAAGTCGTCGCCATGGAGCGGGACCACGATCTCGTTCGGAATGTCGGCCCGGTTCAGCCGATCCGAGAGCGTGGCAGCCGACTGACGACCGGCATAGCCAGCATCGGCATAGATCGTGACCCGTGTCGTGCCCTCGGGCCAGCGAAAGCGCGCGAGGCCATCCGCGGACAGCGCCACCCAGACGGCGGTCCCGAACAAGGCATGCGCTGCGAGGGCGGTCTCAATCCCTTCGGCAATGCCCAGATGGCCGCCCGCAGGCATGGCGAACAGGCGCACGGCCGCATCGGCCACTGAACCCAGCATCTTCTTTCCGGCCGGGCCCTTGGCGCTGCCGTCGTCCAAAAGGAAGGTCCTGTGGATGCCCGGCGCGCGGGTGCCGTCCGCCAGTCGAGGCAACGCGATCAGCCCCGGCCATCCACGCCGCGTGTCGAAATCCGGCAGGTCAGGATGGAACAGCAGATCCGGGCATCCCGGATCGCCGAGCCCGCGCGCATGCAGGTAGGCTTCGCCCACTGTTCCGGCGAGCGGCTGGGCGCCATCGACCAGACGCGCAACCTCGGTTGAATGGTCGGGCTTCGGGCGCGGTGCGGATCGGGGCATGGGGCGATCCATCCCGGCAATCCGCGCCGCTTCGTCGAAAAGCGCACCATCGCTCAGCCCGGTCGCCTGCGCGATCAGATCGATGGGCCCGGCGCTTTCGCCGGTCGCATAGTCGAAGCCCCAGCCCGCATAGGGCCCGTCAAGGTGGATGGTGCACGACCCTTCCTTGCGCGGCGGGCGGCCGGACAGGTCAGCACAACGCAAGGAGCGACGGTCGCGCGCTAGCCGCGCCTCAGGAAAGATGCCAGGGAGCCAGTCGCCTGCGGTCGCGGCCAGCCGATCCTTCACGGCGGCCAGATCGTGGCGTGCCTTCGGCATGGCGACATCGTTGAGATCGATCATCGCGTCCCCTCACGCCAGGAGGACGAGGCCGCGCTCGGCGCGGGTGATGGCGGTGTAGAGCCAGCGGCGGCGGTCGATCTCGCTACGTCCCAGCCCGTCGTCCCAGACGATCACGTTCTCCCACTGTGACCCTTGCGCCTTGTGGGCGGTGATCGCCCAGCCGAAGGTCGCCTCGGTCAGCTTGCGCTTTTCCCGCCAGTCGCGGTCATGGCGCTTGGCGTCGTAGGCGACGTGATCCTCGAAATGCCCCTTGTAGATGCGCAACCGGCCCGGACGGCCGTCGCTGTCGAACGGCGTGACACGTCGTCCGTCTTCGTCATGCACCACGGCCGAGAAGTAGAGGCTTCCCTCATCGACGATTTCCTCGAGGGTCAGGAACATGCCGTTGATCAGGCCAAGGGAGTTGTCGTTCTTCAGGCAGATGATCTTTTCCGCCCCGCCGGTTGGAAGATATGTCCCGCCCAGCCCGGCCGCCGCGCGCATCGCATTGTTCAGCTGGAAGCGCGTCGCGTTCAGGCCGCAGATCAGTTGCCCACCGCGCAGCGCCTGATCCGGCGTGATGTCGCCCTTGCGCAGCTTGGCGACATGGGCGTCGTAAACCCCGAACCCGATGGGTTCCCCCATCCGCGCCATGGTGGCGAGACGGATGATGGCGCTCTCGGCCGCCTGTCGGTGAATCTCGGTCAGCATCACGTCGGGCACGTCCCGGGTGAAGGCCCCTTCGCCCTTGATGGGCGGCAACTGACCGGGATCGCCCAGCACGAGGATCGGCTTGCCGAAACTCATCAGGTCGCGGGCCATCTCCTCGCCCACCATCGACACCTCATCCAGCACGATCAGCCGCGCATCCGCGGCATCGCTTTGCGGGTTCAGGGCAAAGCGGGGATGCTTCATCGCGGACAGCGCCTGGCGCATCGCCTCGATCCCAGCTTCGGCCGCGGTCCTGTCGAATCCGGTCAGTTTGCGCGCGGCGGTCTCGGCCTCTTGCACCTTGGCGGCCGCGGCGGTGATTTCCTCTTCGGTCGCCTCGATCACCGAATAGATCAGGCTGTGGATGGTGCGGGCGGGCGTGCCCTTGCGGCTCAGGACCAGTGCGGCCTTGCCTGTGAAGGTGGCGGTCACGACGCCCGGCACGCAACTGCCGTCCTTGGCGCTGCGGTGGGGCGACAGACCGAGGTCGTCGAGGGCGAACTTCAGGACCGTGCTCTTGCCCGACCCGGCATAGCCGAAGAGCCGGAACACCTGGCTCGATCCGGTGCGGTTTTCGAACCAGTCGCGGACTTCGGCGATGGCGGCGGCCTGCGCGGCCGAGGGGACGAAGTCATACACCGCCGCCCCTCCAGCACCGCTCTGCCCATGCGCAGGGCGCGTGCCATTTGCCGCCAGCCATGCCGCCCCGGCAGACGACCGCCATGGGCTCGGTCGCCATCCGTGGCAACCATTCGCCTGCCGCCGAGGCCTGCACGACCGTGACGGCCCGATCCGACATCTCCTGCGCGAGGCGGGCATCGAACGGGACGAGTTCCGCGTGCAATTCCATCGTGTCGCGATTCAGCGCAGTGAAGAGCGCCGGATTGGGCAGGTCCATGTAGGCCTGATAGAGCGCGATCTGGGCGCCATAGACGGGGCGCGCGATGCTGACGCCGCGCTTGACCACATCCTTCCAGCTGGAGGCCCCGAGCGCCTTGTTCTCCCAGAGTGCGGGATAGTCCATCGCGACGGGGCCCGAGACGAAGCAGCCGTCGATATGGCCCTTGAACCGGCCCGCTATGGCCTCGAAGCCGAACTGGCGACCATCGGGGCGTTCGGTGCGCAGGTCGAACCCGGCAATCCTGAACCAGCCCGCGACAATGTCCTCGGCCCGGTGGCCAGCCTCGAAGATCCGCAGGGTGCGCGGCTCGAACTCCTGGCCCTCGTCCTTGGGCACCGCGAGAAAGTCGTACTGGATCTGGCGGAGGCAGTCGCGCCCCAGCCCCGAGGAACTGACATAGGTACGGGGGCGCTCGGCGCGATTGCGCGCCGTCAGGGCGGCATCGATGGCGGACGAGACGGCCGTGGCGATCGGCGGACGCGGCGCAACCTGGCCATAGATGCAGCCGGAGCCATGGTTCAGGTCGATCATTGGTCGCGCTCCCAGAACCCGCCAGCCTGCGCGATGCAGGTCAGCTTGTGATGCTGGGCCTCGGTCAGCCGGGCACGCGCGCCGAATGTCGCCAGCTTCTGGCGCAGGCTTTCGCAGAACTCGACCTCGAAGTCGGTGATGGCGTTCGCCGTCGCGGCGGCAAGAAGGTCGGTCCAGGGGGCGGTCTCGTCGTTCAGGTCGATCATGACGGCCCCCTCAGAACGGAATCGGATCGTCATGGGCCGTGCCGGTCCATTCCTTGCGCGCACCTTGCGCCAGCATGCTTTCCACGTAGCCGGTCACGGCCGCTTCGATCAGACGGTCGATATCGGCGGCGGAGCGGTTGAAGAAGGGCGCCATCAGGCCAAGGTCGGTCAGCGCTTCGGCGAACAGCACCCGGGCATCGCGGATGGCCTGTGCCTCGCGGGCGGTCTTGTCGATCATGCCATTGTTCCTTTGGGCGATTGCGCTGCCCACGTCCTGACAGCGGAGCGAGCAGAAGCGATGATAGGGATAGCGATCGTGCTGGAGCCGGTGGACGTAGCCAAAGCCCCGGGCCTCCCGGGCGCAGACGGCGCAGAGCGCTACCCGAGCAAGAGCGTCGTGATCGGGTCGTCCTGCGGCCAGTCCTGCCGGTGAAGCCGTTCCGACTGCATCACGATCCAGCGCGAAATGGCGTTCACCGCCATGGCCTCGAGGTCGCCGAGGGTAAGGCTTGCGATGGGTTGGTGCAGTCTTCCTCGGGCCTCGAGCCATGTTCCGATCTCCAGCGCGGCGGCGCGCGTCACATGCGCCTGCCATTCGTCGGGGGTCATGGGCCGGTCGCCCGGCCCAGCCCCATCGGGCTCGGCGATGGGTGACCCAGCGGAACAACCCGACCGCCGTTTTCGCCGCGCCTCAGCCATTGAGCCAGGCGGGCATGGCGGGGGTGCCCGGCGCAGCGGGTGCGGGGGCCTGCGGCGCGGGCGGAGCGGCCGGGGCGTTCTGCGCGCCCCACGCGGGTGCCGGTGCCGCCGCGGGCTGCGGTGTCGCGCCCCAGTTCGGCGCCGCAGGCGACGGTTGCGCCGCGCCCCAGGCCGGTGCCGGGGCCTGCCAGCCCGGCGCCGCGACGCTCGCGGCCTTGCGCGGCGGGGCGTTGACCGGATCGGGCGGGACGGTTTCGCCGCGCATGATGGCGGCATGGTGCGGCTCGTCGGGCAGAACGACGTTGGCGATGCGGTTCTGGTCGCGGTACTGCGGGTTGGAGGCGGGCTCCACCATGATCCGGGCCGCAAAGACGATGCCGTCGAGATGCTTGAGGCCGGGCAGCACCCGCTTGGCCTTGGTCGCCGGAGTTTCGTCGCGAGGATCGAGCCCGAGGGCGCTGTCGACCATGGCGCGAAACGTGGATTTCGAGATCTTCCAGCCGATGGACTGGCCTTTCTCGTCCAGCTTGCCGCCCGCCACGGTGAAGCTCTGCCAGAACTTGCGGCGGGCATGGGGGCCGTCGACGACGGTGAACTCGCAGTCGAGCATGCGGGCGTCGCTGGACTGCGAAGCCTTGAGAAGCCCCGCATCCGCCGGGGTCGCGCCGTTCACGCCGCCGGGGCGAATGGTCAGCCGCACCTTGGCGAAGGTGCCGTCCGGGATCAGCTCGCCGATGGGGGCCATCTGCGGCTGGGCGTCGTTCAGATCGTAGCTCATGGGATCATGTCCTTTCAGGGATCAGGAGGCAAAAGCGGATTGGTGGGGGGCGCGGCCGTCGATCCGGGCGAGCAGCGCGCCGAGGTCGGGCGGTTCGGTCAGGTCGAGGCGGCCGGACCGGTCCTTGGCGGGAAGGCCCCAGGGGTTGCCCGACTTGCAGACAAGGCGGCGGTCGGTGGCGGTCTCGTCCAGCACCCAGCCACCCTCGGCATCGCGGGCGAAGATGTGCATCGAGACGACCTGGTCCACGATGCCCGGCAACTCCCGCCCGGCCTTGCTGCCTTCCATCTGCGGTTGCCAGGTGACGGTGCCGAAGTCGTCGGTCACCTTTTCCAGCACGCCGACGAAGATCACGGTCTTGCCGCGCGCATGCTGGAGGTGCTTCAGCGCCTGGATGACCTCGCGCCCCAGAAGCCCATAGGCCCCGCGGACATCCGGCTTGCCGGTCCGGTCGGAGAAGGCTTCGGGCTGCTGGCGGGCATAGGCCATCGCCTGTCGGGTCAGATCGGTGATCGAGTCGACGAAGACGATGCGACGCGCCGCAAGGAAGGCCTCGAGGCCGCTGTCGCGGTGCTGGGCCTGCAGCCACGCGTGCCGTTCGGTGCCGTACCAGGACTGCGGATGCTGCGCGGGGTCCGGCCCACCGATCAGCACGGCAAGATCGCGGAAGTCGGTGAAGCTGCGCACCGGGATCGACGCGCCGCGCCAGTCCTGCACCGATTTCATCCCGGCTTCGAGGTCGAGGCAGACGGTTTCCTCGGCAGGCAGGGACTTCAGAAGCGTGGTCTTGCCCACGCCGGGCGGGCCGAAAATGGCGAGCGAGGTCTTGTTCTCGGCGGCCGAAAGGCGTTCGTCGGCGGTGATGATGCGGAAGGCCATGGGGTTCTCCGAAGGAATGAAAGGGCGCGGCGGCGGGGGTGACCGGGTGCCGAAGGGGAACCTGCCCGGCGTTGCCGCTCGGGCGTCCCGCCGCCGCGCCCTTTCATTC